TGCGGCTTTCTCGGCTGCGGCTTTCTCGGCTGCGGCTTTCTCAGAAAGCAATAGACCGCCTCCGAAGATAGTTTTTCCGTGTTCCGACTGCGCGTCCATCTTTGCTATAAACGTGCAGTCTTCTTTTTGCACCGCAAAATCAACCCCATAATGTGCGTACTTTTGCATCATCGCTGCCGTCAGAACATAATCCGGATATGTATACTTTGGTAATTCCTTCCTCATTCCCTCCTTGATCGTCTGCATTGCCCGCTCGATTGCTTTTCTGAGTGTCGGCGCGGTCTGCGCGATCTTACCACCGAAACTCGTCACAAACGCCGTTCTAACAACTGCCCCATTCTCATATGTAATGTCGGCGTCGCAAATAATGTGGTTCATCTGCATCACTACGCTGCGCCCGTTAAAGCATGTGAGTGACGGCGCAAAAAGAAAAAATGCGATTCCTCTGTCGATGTAAAATTCACAAATTCTGCTCAAAATTGAGAACGGCGGGTTGTCCAGCACGACGCAGCCGTCCGGGTAGTCAAAGCGTTCATAATCTCCGCCCGGATAGAACGGTCGCACGATTCTGGTCTGGTCGATCCCGTACTCGCCGCATACCCAATCCCGGATCGCATCATAAACGAGCGGCGGCGTATAGCAATCGTCCGTCGTCTTCTTTGGTTTGAATTTCTCCGTGAAAGCGTCATACTCCGGGTTGTCATCAAACAAGCATCCCTGCTGCCATTGCATGGTTCATCCCTCCTTTTTTTCTTCTGCCCGCTCAAAGCGTGGGCGGAAGTTCCGCCCATGCGTTCAGCGATCAGCGTCCAAATACTTAATGTTCTCCTGCATTGGCTCTTTCCCGAAAGCCTCCCGTAATTCATTCGGCGTAAAAACACTTTCAACCTCTTTCATGACCTTATCCGCGCGGCGGTTCAGGCTGCGCAGCTTGAAAAACGTCAGCGCTCCCAATGCCAGCCATTCCAGCACCGCCGCAATCTCCAAAATATCAATGATCATTTTGCCTCGACTCCTTCCACCTGTGCGCCGCAATAACCGCATTTCTGCGGCAGAACGTACTGCACGCCGCTTTTTGTCCGCAGTTTCATCGATGGCTTTTCCGGTCGACCGCAAACTGGGCAGCGAAATACCTGGAAGATATCATCCCAGCGCCAAACCTTCCGGTTTTCTTCGCTGCTTTCCTCTCGGCGCAGCTCCTCTTTGCGCGCGCGGCTGAAAAAATACCCAAATCTTCCCCCGACGGTATCTTCCGTCGTCCATCTGAGTCCCGTGATCCGCATCCCGCATTTCGGGCATTTTGTTGGATTAACTTTCATTTCGCTTTTTTTCAGGTCGAGCCGGTCCTCCCCGCCGAACGGGAAATGCTGTATGTATCCTGCCTCGCTTATGCTAAACTCGTCGAATATGTAATTGCAGTTCGGGCAGACCGGGCAGGAATCCAGATAACCTTCGACCCTGCTGCTACATTCTTCGTGGCGTTCCTCCGCCTTTGCGTTGACCTCCGGTTCTGGTGTTCGGAGTTTGTTGTAATACTCTAGCAGCGTGTCTGTCGCGTTTTTCATCAGGACCGTGCTACAGTCTGGTAAGTCCACCTGACTCCATCCGTCAATGATCGCGTGAAGTGCGCACTTTTCGCAGTTAATCTTTGCACATGCCTCCATGGATTGTATGATCTCTGCGAATGTCATGCGCTCCTTGCCAAACAGAAGTTCCTCGGCTCGCTTGTTTTTCTCACTCATTTTCGTTTCCTCCTTTTGTAATTGAACTGCTTGACGTCCGGATTTCGGTCACAAAATGGCGTGAAACGGTCCCCGCAGACCGGCTCCAGAATCCGGTCCAGCTGCTCCTGCGCGTAGTCAGACTCCGGCTCGCACATCCACGCAATTCCCAGCTCGTTGTTGATCGCCTCCACGCGTTCATACATTCGAATCATGCGTTCAGCGTCGAAGCCCTCCTGCGCAAGCGCCGCCATCCAGAGATCGCAGCCCTTCTGTACGCCTGCCTTAAATCCTATATCCAGACCTGTCTGTAACGTCTCCTTGAGCCTCTGCGCAAAATTCATCCCTTCTCCGCCTCCAGTTCCTTTTGTTCCTGCATAAAGCCGTGCAGATAGAGCAGCAACAGCTTTTCAGCGGTGTTCACGTAGCGGTTCAGTTCTTTCTTGCTGATCTGTAGCTTACCAGTCGTGATAACGCGCAGATCCGGCGTCCCGATCACCTGTATGCAGGCCGGCGGCTCTCGCTGCGGTCCGTCCTCCGTGATTTCAAACAGCGGAGGTGTCAGCTGGTCCATTGTGATACGCGGCGGGTATTTCTCGCCCCGGAAATCAACCTCCCACTTTTCATCTTCCATCGCTGTTTGAAATTGCCCCAGCTCGCCATAAAACAGCTCCATGATTTTTGCCATATGTACGCCCCTTTCAGATCGTTATAACTTCCCGCCGAGACTGGCGGGCTAATTTCCGCTCGACGCACAGATAGCAGTTTGTGCAGCTCCATGCGCCCTTGTAATTGTTCCGTCCCGAGCAGCGCACATTGTAGCAAATCCCCTTTGTTGCGCGCCTCGGGTCCCGTAGGTATCCGTAGACTCCGCTTTCTCTCGTTTCTGCAGCTCCAAACATGTTTCTCATTGTCCCGCTCCTTTTATTTTCGTCTGGGGACCGGAAAACCGGTCCCCTTGCAGTGACGGACTTTCACCGCCTGCACCCGGCGCGCCGCGCCATCCGCATGATCGCTGCGCGTCTCCGGGCGAGCCGCCCTTGTCTGCTCAGACGGCTTGTGGGATTGGGAGGTCATGCGATGTCGCCGGTCCTTGCGCGGTCCGGCGTTGGGTAACGTCCCACAAAGCGCACGTTCCACACGCTTTTTCATTCCCGCCTGCGGTTGATCCAGCCCGCAGGCGGTTTGCAAAAAGTCGGGGCAATCCTCCCGCCGCCGTCTCATGGCGGAGCGGCAGCGGCAAAAGTCCAGATAATATAAATATGTACCCCGGCTGGTTGCCTATTTTATGTGCCAATATCCTTATGCAGCAAGCCCGCCCCGTTTTTGGTAAGCGGCAGCGCCTTGCGCCGCGCCTGCTCTTCCGGATTCCATCCGCACTTTGCGCAAAAGATCGCGCTTTTGTTGGCGCAGTTGTTTCCTTGCTTCGGCAAGCCGCAGGGCGGCTCCGGTCTTGCTTTGGTTTCCTCGCCCATGTCAAACCTCCTGTATGTCGATTCCAAATTTTGAGCGCATAAACTTTTTGTTGCGCAGGTACTCCTTTGTCCGCGTTGCCGTTGACTTGACATCCTCGACAATCAGTTTCCCTCCGGCTCTGTACGAAAAATCCGCCGTGTAACGCACCGCGCGGACCCGCTCTCCGGTCTCGGTGCAGTAGCTCTCCTGCAATGTAAACTGCGGTTGCAGCCTCAGATCCGAGATAAGCCCAGCCCGTAGCATGGTCAAAAGCTCGTCATAGCGCCGCGCCTCTTTTTTGCTGTCAAAGCGTACCCCGGCGCGCTTCTCCGGCGCGTTTTTGTACTTTGCCTTCCGTTTCTGCTCCTGCTGTGCCTCCGGAAGACGCTGTTTGGCGTAAAGCTCCCGCATTCTCGGTGGCATGTCCGCCATCGACTCAAAGCGCAGCCCGCTCATACGTCTACTTCTCCGCGTTTCCCTGCATAGCTGCAAAAATCGGTGTCCCGGACGATGTTTTGCCACTTCCGGCACCAACGGAACAGCGGTTCTCCAGACGGCGGAATTTTTTGGTATGAGTAACCGCAGTATTTGCATTTCAGCGGCACGATTGCCTCTTTCACGGTCGGCGCCTCGTCGATCAGCGTGCAGATCATGTCGTCGGTAATGCTCGAGCAGCAGCCGCAATCGCCCACGCATTTTGACTGATGCAGTTTTTTGTATGCGTCCGCGTCAATCAGCCGCATGTTTTGTCTCCTCCTTCCGCCTTCCGTGGCTGCAATAGCTGTCCGGCTCGCAATAGGCATCAACTCCTTCGACTTTGACCTTGAACGAAATATCGTAGCTCATGTGTCTTCCTCCACATAGCGCCAGCTCTGCGGCGGGCGAGTGATTGGCCCTGGCGCAAGGCCGAATTTTGTCTCCCGCAGACCGGTAAACTCCCACAGATAGCGCGGGTGATCGTAAATTCTGAGGTTGGAAATGTGCCATCCGTAGCCGACGCCGCCGTCCAGATACTTCTCCAGCTCGTCTTTTGTCAGGCAGGCATCCGCAAGAAGCGTATCAAGTGGTGTGCAGTCCATGTTCCAATCGCAGATGCAATATTTCGGCGGTTCACAGCTTGTTCCTACTCTGACGATCCTTTCAAAAATGTCGTCGCATACAAACTCGCCGATGACGCCGCCCTGAGCCGAACGGTAAATGTAGCACTTAAACGGTGGGTTCATCTTCGGTCGCGTCTTGCGCACCTCGATCGTTTTCTCTCCGCTGATGATCTTCTCGCACCACTTCGGGCGGATGCTGATTAAAACAGCTTTCATGCCTTCTCTCCTTCCTCCGGCGCTTCCGGCAAGCCGCGCCATTGCCAGCGGCTGGAATCGCAGCACTCGGCGCATGGGCATCCTTCCTGCACGCAGTTCATGCAGTCAAAGACAATCGCACCGTCAAATTCGCAAGAATCGTTATGCTTGCAGTCCAGGCAATCATGCCGCTCTTTTATTTGCTCGATCAGCGCGTCCCTCTCGGCTTCTGCCTCCGCCTGCTTTCTCTGGGCGATGGCAATCACCATGTCCTTCCACTCAAGTTCTTTTCGCAGATCTGCAACTTCTGTGGTCAGGCGCTCGATCAGATCAGCGGCGTACAATCCGAGCCGCTCTTTGCAGCTAAGCTTGCACGGAAGCGGATCTTCTTCCGTCATACTTCTCGCCTTACACTCGCTGCATGTTCCGAAGCCAAAACAGCAGCGCAGCGATTCTATCGTTTCTGTGTAGGTCATAGCGTTACATCCTCCCATGTGATTTGCCCCGGAAGTTCTACCTGCGGCGTTTCCTGTATTCTGGTTTTTTCCTGCTCCCGACGCATAGCCTTATACTCGTTGTATTTCGCGCGATACCTGTAACTGTCTCCGAAGATTGCCCATGCTGCTTTGACGACGTTCGGCTCATACGGTCGTATCAGTTCCAGATCGGACGCAGCTCTTGCCGAGATCGCGCAGCCGCAGCAGCCTGTGCGTTTGAGCCCGTAGACCTCGTAAGCGTCCGAATACCGGATACCGTAGAAGTCCTTGTACCACTGCTTGTCCGCGTCGGAAACATAGTACAACGGTCTGAGCCGGAACTTACCCGCCGCCGTCTCTGTGAAGCACATCGTTGAACTGTCGCTGCGCGGCACGGAGCGCATCCCGCCTTCGTCGCGGCGCTCTCCGGTAATCACCATGTCAAACTGCTTTTCAATGGCGTGTGCGGGCTGTTTCTTGCAGATGTCGCAGCAGTGATTGCTGACACGGAATGGAATTGGATGTTCCTTGATGAAATCCAGCATGTACTTTGAGCTGTTGATGACCAACTGAATATTCGGGCGCGGCTCTCCTGCCGAGTTGCAGCAGCACAGGAAATTGATTGCCTGCTCGCAGCCCGGATATCGTTCTTTCAGCTCCTTGCGCTTCGCCGCCTTGTCCTCTGCCTGATTGTATTCGTCGGCGATGGAAAGCGGAATGTTCTTCTTCTGCACTGCCTCCAGACCGGCGGACATGATCTTCGAAACGAAGGGCTGCCCGTATTCACGCGTCGCCTGCACGATGTTTTTCTTCGGGCGGACTGTCTGAATGTCCACACCGTACAGCTCCGCCGTTTCCTTTACATGGCGGCGCGTGGCTTCCATCTCAAGCCCCGTCTCGAAGAAAAAATACTTGACCGGCGGAAGCCCGAAGATATTTCGAACTGTTTCGATCATGTGAAGCATGATGTCGCTGTCGCTTCCTCCAGAATATGAACACATCGCATTCGGATGCTCCCGCAACCGCTTTGCAATGATGCTTTGAATCGCCTGAAACTTCTGCGGTGCATCAAAGTCTGCATACGGCGGACGCTGCGTATAAACGCTGCTGCGGAACTCGCCGTCTTTTTTCGTTCTCACGTCACATTTCCCCTCCTATTTTCCGTTTCCCTCAAAGCCCCGGCGTGTAGTGCAGTTTTCTGGCGGCTGCGTTCTGGTGGTACTCGGGGCGGGTAAATTTATAGCCCCAGTGCTTTGCCGCCGTAAACAGCGCGGCAAGCTCGTCCGAAGCGCGGACGAAGACCGTCTGTCCGCTGTATGTCACGGCGTAGTGGTTTTTCCCGGTGTATCCTGCCTGCGCAATTACGGCAGGATGGCGGTTTGCCCGCTCGCCGTTGTAGTCGATATTATTTTGCGCCATAGTGTTTGCGCCTCCTCACCTGATTGTCCGCACGGTTTATCTGCTTCTGTGCCGCAAGATCTAACTCTAAATTTTTCCGCGCCTGTCCGTTTTCCACGTAGAGATAGTTCCGGATGCTCTCATAGAGCGTCCAGTTGCAGCACATGGTGCTGCATCCCGCCATCCTGGCTGGGCAGAATCTGCCGCATGGCGGCTTGATCCGGCGTAATCGTGGCGTTAGACTCGGCCTCATTCTGCCTCTTCCTTCACGTGCTGGAGCCATCTTCCCAGCTTGTTTAGCTGCGTCTCCCGCTGCGCCAGATCATTCACCGTTTCCCGGTCCACGCGCGGCATTTTGAGCAGGATCTCTCGATCATTGACGCAATCGTCTGCGTAGGCAAACAGCGCGTCAATTACGTCGTCCAGCTGCTCTGGACGAAACCTGACTGTGATCCGCTCGTCCATATCACATTGCCCCGTAGACCGACAAGCCGATTGCGATTGCACCTGTCACGGCAGCGACGTCCATCATATGCCCGTATCCGGCAATCACCGCGAGGACATACGCCGCACCGCCCAGCCAGATGCAGCAGGTCTTCACGATCAGCCGCAGCGCCCGCCGGTACTGCATTTCCTCCCGCAGCCGCGCCCGTCGCTCCCTCGTTGTTTCTTCCGGTTCTACTCGCGCAAGGTTCGTTCTCATGGTGTTTTCCTCCTCAAATCGTCTTTGACCAGACCGGGGAATTATCATCTGCAACCAATTTCTGTATGAAAAGTTTAAAGTTTCCGGCATCTTTCTCGCTCTTTTTTGCAAAAGCTCTGTAAAACGCATTGATCACAAATGTTGCCGCAGCAATCAAATCAAAGCCGCTGCCCTCAATTCTTGATATTGACGTTTCACCGTCAATGCCGATTTCGACGTGTAGTTTCTTCGCCATGATCAAATTCCCTCCTCAATTATGATTTCCGCGTCAGCCAGCGCGCCAGCTCGGTCAACGGCACCGCGTACTTGCCGCCGATCTTCCGCGCCGGAAATTCGCGCTCTGCAAGCAGCGTCCGCCGGTCAATGCCTAGCGCGGTCTGGCACTCGTTGACCGTGATCGCCGCCCGCCCCGGGAACATGTCCGTCAGCAGCTCCAGCTGCGGACGGTAGCCCTCCGCCTCACGCATGGTGTTCTCCTCCCACTGCCGCCTCCTGTTCCTGCTCTCTGCGGTAGCGTTCTGCTGCCCATCGGGCGAAGGCGTCCAGCTTTGACTCGCCCCGCTCGTCCGGGCGCTGGATCTCAAAGGGCTTTGCCGGAAGGAAACTCCCGTCCGGTGCCCGGTATGCAACTGCTGCCAGCATGATTGACTCCTCCTTCAATCAACTGATTGATAGCTTTTAGATTGACCGCCTCCGGGGAGACTTCCACGCGCACCTCATATGGCTTGGTTCGTCTCTCTAAGTCGGCGACTCTCCGCCGCAACCGGTGGAGTTCCGCGTAAAAGTTCATGCCTCACGCCTCCTTCTGCTCGTCCTGCTTGACTGCCATCAGCTTTGCGCATGCTGCCATGCCCTGCAAGTACATCAGCGCACCCTCGCGCAGCTCCGGCGTCAGCTTATTCATTTCGGTCGTGATCTTCTCGACCTGCTTCTTCTGTTCTTCCGACATATTCTCTCACTCCTTTTGTTCCAAAATCTAACTTGTGAGTATATGTTAACACCATAGTTAGAGTTTGTCAATATGATTTTTCTAAAAAAATGATTTTTTTATTGACACAGTTAGATTCTCGATGTATTATATAAGCATGGAGGCGATGCTATGAATGAGCGTATCCGTCAACTTCGGAATTCTCTTAGACTTTCACAATCTGAATTTGGCGCAAAAATAGGGCTTTCTCAAAACTATATATGGATGATCGAGAAGGGCGAGCGAACGCCTAGTGACCGCACTATTTCGGACATCTGCCGGGAGTTTGGCGTGTCTCTCGCATGGCTCCAGTTCGGCGATGGCGAAATGTACGTCAAGCGCGACATGAACGAAGAGCTCGGGTTGATGGTTTCCAGCCTCATGGGAGAGGCAGACGAGTCCTTCCGCAAGCGGTTCATTTCCGCCATGATGGAGCTGCCGCCGGAGTTCTGGTCCGAATTTGAGAAATTCCTGAAAAAAATCACCGAGGGCGAATGACCGCCCCCGGTGATTTTTGTTATCCTATCAGTCTCTTGCACAGTTGCAAGATAATGCAAAGCTGCTCTAATGTTGCCCGCTCCAACAGGCGCTTGATCTCTCCAATGACGTATTCTTTCGTGTTTTCCAATTCATCCTCCATTTCTCCACAAAAATTTCCTTCATTTTTTGTTCACATTTGCCATTGCTTCTTTTTGCCATCTGGCTTACGATATAAATAAGCCCCTATAGGCAGTATAATCTGCGAAAAATACTGTATTTGAGAGGATACCAATGTATATCAGCAAAAGAAGCCTAAACGCATGGACGGAAATTTGGGATTTTACGCTTGCCGGTTCTTCTTTCAAAGCGACTGATGGCACGCGCCGACAGACCTCTCTTCGCCGCGCGGCGAAAAAACAGAATGACTTCGAGCGCTTTGAGACCGTCACGGTCGACCTTGAGCGGTATGAGTACGAAGGTGCGCCAGCGTACATGGTTTATTTTGACGACCGTGAGGTCGGCAATGTCCCCGCCGAGGTTGCAGCGGAACTTGCCAAAATGGAGGACGCTGGGTATATTATTTCCGGCGATAGCTGCGAGATCTACGGCGGTCCGGACGAAGACGAGCCTGATAAAAAGTACGGTGCGCGCATTTGGGTTAAGGTCCGCCAGAAGCAATCTGGCGAGCCTCAACAGAGTGAATCTGCTAGTTGCCCACAACCCAGAAACGCCGACAAAAAAGGCGCCTCGCCGAACTATGATACCGGATACAGGCGCAAGCCGTCGAAGCCGTTTTATAAAAAGTGGTGGTTCTGGGTGCTTGCCGTGATCCTGATCAGCAACCTCACCACGCGAATCCCTGAAATTATGCGCGAGAAGAACCAGCGGGAAGCGGCACAGATTCTCTCCGAACGTAGCCAGCAGGCGCAGACGGAAACAACTGCCGCGTCAGAAGACGACGGCTATACCGAGGAGGAACAGGCAGCGGCAGCAAAGGAGTATTACGAAAAGATCGGCTACGACCCGACGCAGGAGCAGGAAACTCCTGATGTGGAAGACGACGGCATTTCCGTCCTAGAGCCTGTCGTGTCAAACAGTGCGAACGGATACAGCGGCAGCGGCGACGATTATTTTGAGATAACCCCGCTCGATGAACTCTGGTATATGGAGATCACAGGGAACGTGTCCGGCAATCACTTCGCCGTTAAGGGATATGATTCATTTGGCGAATACACCGAATTGTTTGTCAACACACTTGAGCCATACTCCGGCAGTGTATTTGAGCTGGAGCAAAGCACGCGCATGCTCGAGGTTACGTCTACTGGAGACTGGACTGTCCGTGTGAAGCCGCTGTCCAGCGCGCCGGTGCTTCCGATCAACGAAGCATATTCCGGCTCCGGTGATGCTGTGCTTCTTGTCCCTAGTGGCTGCACGAGCGCGAAAATCACTGGAAACAGCGGTTCCAATCATTTTGCCGTCAAAGGCTACGGCGATTATTATGATCTGCTGGTCAATACGCTTGACCCGTACAGTGGCACTGTCCGCCTCGAACGCAATATCGTTGTTTTGACAATCACCGCAGAAGGTAGCTGGCAGATCACGGTTGGCTAGAATGCCCTTTAAGTGTTCGCCCGCGCCGCTTGCCGAAAAACGGCGCGGGCTTTGGTTTGTGCAGGCGGTGGGAGCCGTCCCTACGCCTCAACCGTACCCCCGCGCGCCGTGAAATGCAATCTGCATTTTTGCAATTTGGTGAAATCTATAAAATATATCTGCAATTCCTGGCAAAATTTATGAAAGCGACGTGAAATCATGGATTTTGAGCAGCTTATATCCAGATGTATTGCCAAAATGGAGGAGAAAAACCTAACAAACAAGGACCTTGCGCAGCTTGCACAAATTTCTGAGTCAACCGTCTCGCGCGTCCTTTCCTCAAAAGGCTCAAACGCTTCTGCTTCGACAATTGCCGCCATCTGCGACGCGCTCGGCGTCGGCGCGGATGCTGCGCAGCATGCAGGAGGCATGTGCGAGCGCACGAAAGGCGAGCTTTACGAGACACGTATTGACGACCTGCAACGCGCCATTGCGCGGAAGGAGCGCTGGAACAAACGTTTCTTCGTTCTCTGCGTCTGCCTTACTGCGTTTATACTCCTTCTTTTTGCGGTCGACATCTTGACCCCAAATATCGGTTGGTTCCGAGCATAACAAAAAAGCCGCCCCGGTTGGAGAAACCGGAGCGGCATCTTTGGAGGTCTTTTATGGATGGTCTGAATCTTGCCAACGTTGTGATTTATGCTCGGTATTCTTCCGCTGGGCAGAACGATCAATCCATTGACGGTCAGCTTGCGAAATGCCGCGAGTTTGCCCAGCATCGCGGATTCCGCGTCGTGCATGAGTATTGCGACCGCGCGCTTTCCGGGCGCTACGCCGAAACGCGCCCGGAGTTCCAGCGGATGATCGCCGACAGCGAAAAGCGCGCCTTTGAGTACGTCCTCGTCTGGAAACTCGACCGTTTTTCCCGCGACCGATACGATAGCGCGATTTACAAACGCAAGCTTCGGGCAAACGGCGTGCGCGTTTTGTCTGCAACGGAGGGCATTGACGAGAGCAGCGAGAGCGTCCTCCTTGAGGCAATCCTTGAGGCGATGGCTGACGAATACTCCCGACAGCTCGCGCAGAACGTCAAGCGCGGCATGCGGCAGAACGCCGAAAAGTGTCTGAGCCTCGGCGGTATCGCCCCGCTCGGCTATCGCGTTGTAAATAAGCAATATGAGATCAACGAGGACGAGGCGCAGATTGTCCGCTGTATCCATGAGCAGTATGCCTCCGGCATGTCGCAAAAGCAGATTTCTGCGGAATGCTCCCGGCTCGGCTACCGCAATCAGCGCGGCAAACCCATTGACCTGCATGCGATCAAGCGTATCCTCGCAAACGAGCGCTATATTGGTACATATATCTACAATGGCGAGGTGATCGCCGAAGACGCTTTCCCGGCGATCATCACTAAGGAGCTAAAAAAACAGGTGCGTGAACGACTTGCTGCCAATGCAAAATCCCCCGGGCACGCAAAGGCAAAAATCGAATACCTGCTGCACGGGAAACTGTTTTGTGGCGAGTGCGGAGCGCCGATGGTAGGGGAGTGTGGGCGCAGTCGCAGCGGCACTGTCCACTATTACTACAGCTGCGCAGCGCGCAAAAAGCAGCATACCTGCAAAAAGCGCAATGAGCGCAAGGACGAGCTGGAGCAATATATCGTCGATTATATTGGCAAGAGCGTGTTGACTGACGAGTGGATCAAATCCGCTTCGGCGCGCGTCGTCGCCGAGTACGCGCGCAGCTATGATGCATCCGGCATTAAGCCGCTTGAGCGGCAGATCCGCGAGACAGACAAAGAGCTGGAGCAGCTTGTCGACGCGCTGATTAAAACCACGGCAGACGTTGCCATCCGCAAAATCAACGAGCGCATCGAGGCTACCGAGGCAAAAAAGCATGCGCTGGAAGAAGAGCTTGCGTCTTTGCGCATTGCAAGCCGTGTCCAGCTGCGTGAGGAGGACGTCGCCGCATGGATCAGTCAATTCCGCGACGGCGATTCCGCCGATATGGAGTATCGCAAAAAAGTGATCGATTTGTTTGTAAATGCCATCTATATCTACGATGATCGTATCAAAATGTTTTTTAATGTCACAGATTCCGAGCAGATAACTTACCCGGAAATGCTCGCTTTGGACGAGCCGTCCGGTTCGGATTTTGGCGCGTCCGCTGTACCAGATGTATCCTTATCCGAACACCTCATCTTTATAAATGGTGTTATTGGGATGGTTGTGCATCGATAAAATATCCCTCCCATATGGGAGGGATATTTTTTATGCTTTTTTAAGCCGCGGCTCTACGATCCCGTGATAATACCCGGCGATTTTCGTCTCGGGGCCACCGCCGTCCTTGTCGAAGAGAAACGCCTTCGCTAGGTCTGCGTAGTATTCCGGCCGGTCGAGGCCGTATTTCTGCGCGACGTCGAAGTTGTCCGAGTACTCCATATTGAGTGCCGCGAACCAGATCCACGGGTCGACGTGCACGCCGATGCTGTTGGCCACAGCCGTGGTCTGCTCGAGCGTCCAGTGCGCGCCCATCGAGCCGTCGTCGTTTTCCATGTGCTCCGTCCAGCGCTTGGCATCGGCCTCGGTAAAGCCAGCTGTCTTCGTGCCCTCATGGGCAGGCTCTTCGCCGCCCAGCTTTTTGAGCGCGCAGATCGCGTCGGCGTATGCGCAGATTTCCTCCGCCCTCCCGAGCAACACAGGGCGCTCCATCAGGGCGGCGATTTCGTCGCGCAGATGTTGCATGTATTTGCTCTTGTCCATACTCAAGCCTCCTGTATGTATTTGTACAGACTATCAAGATCATCCGCAGCAAAAGTCAATTTTCCAATGAATGGGATTCTTATCGGGAGTTTTCGCCCGTCGAGCCGCGGTCTTGCCTTATTATAGAGTCTGTCAATGTCGATATTCCCTTGTTCGTCCATAACACGCATTGCTTTTACCCACGGATTATCTCTCAACACAAGCAGTTGCTCCTTGCTGCCGTCTGCCAGTAGCGACAACCCAACGCCTGCCACAAAGGACCGCACCTCGTCCATATGCGGAGATGCTACTGTGTCAAAAAAACGCACAGCGCCGCGCATTGCCTGATCAATCGTAACCATGTCATTTCCTCCTTAAAGGGCGGGGCGGCTATTGCCGCCCCTTTTGCTTAGTTCTTGCAGCAGCCGCACTTCGGGAGCGGATTGTAGAGCGTCTGCGCAGTGGTCGCGGTTCCGGTGGTGACGTCTGCAACCTGCTTCGGATAAAAGGTGGCGTTGGCATAAGTCACGATGGCGTTGTCGCCGCAGCAGCGCCGCTCTGCCTCCATCTCGATCTCGCGGTGCAGCTCGGACTTGACCGACGCGATGTCCTGACGCGCCATCACGAAGCTGTCCTCGGTGCGCTGGTTGTGGACCGCCTGATCGCACAGCGTCTTGCGGATGTCCTTGAGCTGCCCGTCGATGTACGCGTACACCTCCAGCGACTTCTGGTCGTTATAGGCGTTCGCCTTGAGCAGGGCAATCTCCGAGTCCTTCGCGGCAAGCTTCTGCTCACGATCCAGCTCGTAGCGCGATACGGGCATATTCTCGCTGCACGTCGGCTGCACCTGCTGACGGCCAGCCAGCAGACCGACCATCGCCGTCATGGCCGGGACGACCGCTTCTGCGGCAGCGTCCTTGTGGGTATTTCCGCCAAGGCCGCCGAGCAGGCTGTTGAGCCCTCCGTTTGCCAAACCGAGCGCAGCGCCGCCGATACCGAAGCCAAGCGCCGTTCCGGCAAGGCCTTTGCTTGCATATTCCATGTGTTGATCTCCTTTGCAAAAAGTAAGCTGGCCAGCTCCTAGCATCAGTGTACCGGAGATCAAATTTTCGGGGGTGGCGCGAGTGTGATTTTATGTGCAAAATAATTTGATTTTTTTAAAAATAATGCTTGACATATACGGTAATACCGTATATAATAAGACCATAGAGATAAACCAAATACAAATTACGGAGGGCTTAAAAATGGCTATGGTAATCAACAAAAACGGTACGGAAATCAACTTTGACGCGGCAGTCGCACTGATGGATGATGACATCCGCGAGGATCTCAGCATGGAGCTTGCGCCCTGCACCGACCAGGAATTCTTCAGCGCGTACGAAGCCCGTCACGAGGAAAAGTACGGCGAAGAGTGGGAGCTCAGCAAAGAGAACCCCTGCTACTGATGCCGACGGAAGCGCAGAAGCGCACCCGCGACAAGTGGGATGCAGAAAACATGTCCGTGATCTCCTGCAAGCTCAAGCGGGAGATCGCGGAAAACTTTAAGACGGCAGCGAAGGCCAACGGGACGACCCCAAACGAGCTATTCCGCGGCTGGATTGCCGCATATCTGGAGGCTCACAAATGACCGGCTACCAGCAGGCAATCCTGATGCTGCTCGGGGTTGATACCGGAGGCAGGTTTTTGGCCCGCTGCATCGACCGCTGGTATATCGATGCTGTCGCGGAGCTGTTTCCGACTGCGCCATACCTCCAGCGGCGCGCAGACGGGAAAAAGGATTACTGGGTCGTAAAGTCTGCACAGGTACATTTGCTCCCGAGCCTTACCGATGTGACGGACTGGCTAGGCTTTTGCCGTGGAGTGGTAGAGCTGCAAGCCTGTCTCGACCGATGGCCACACAAAACAAAACGTGGTGTGCCGATCGCTACACCGCGCCTGCGGATTTACGGGCAACCAGAGCTTTTGATGCAGATTGCCCCGCACCTGCCCGCAGCGCCGAAAAAACTGCAATACTTGCGTACGCAAACTGGAGAGACGTGCGCGCTGTACTACCAGAGCCCTGCGGAGGTCGCTGACATTCTCGACGTGCTGCGAGGCGAGCCATACAACCACACGCTGTGGGATCGCTGGGACAACTTAATGGGAGGGGTATTATGACGGCAGAAGAGTACATAGCCAAACTGGAGAGCCGCTGGCCAAAAAACATCCCGCTGGGGATGCTACGCGACGCAGTGATCGTCGTCTCCAGCCTGAAGTTGCAGGAGATTAAAGCCGAGCTGCATGGGACGGATCAATCGCACAACCTTTGCGCTGGGCGCCTTTGTGAGTACAAAATAGGGACTGTCGACATGGCAAACTTTGAGGCACTCGTCCCGGGCTTTGACGCAATCCATTTTGTGGAGGTTGGGGACTACCTTGTCCATCAAGGCAAACTATCACAAGTCACACGTGTCAACCGTAGCTCAACCGGGCGTGAGGCCTTTGTTGATATCACGCCAGTCGCTGACATTACATACCTTGGATAAAAACACCCGGTGCCCAACTTGGACACCGGGTATTTTATATCATGTTGAGCCTTTGTGCTGTCTGCCGCGCCCTCGTGTAAATCCCTGGCAGCCGCCTTGACAGCGTGCTCCGCTCCATGCACAGCTCGACGGCCACGTCGATCTGGGGCGCTTTGCCCACGATGTAGCGGCGCACGATCTCAGCGTCCTGCCTGCTGTATCCGGCCTCGCGTATGACGCGCTCCCACTCGCTTTGCAGCAAACCGGATAAGTCGTCTGGGATATGGACTCTTGCGCTTGCCAATTGCGTCCCTCCTTCCGGGAGGGCGCGGCGGACGGCTTACTTGTGATTCAGCACGGCAACATTGCCCTTGTTGGATACTTCCAGATCAAGGGCGGCGGCGAGATCACGCACTTTTACGTAGTTTGTGCCGTCCTTCAGGATTCTATCTACGGCGACCTCTTTGCCGTCGACGATGATCTTGCTCTTTTCTACCACTTCGCGTTCTTCCTCTCCAAGTTTTCCGTCCTCGAGCACCATGACCGTGTGGCCGCTGGAAACCAGCACGTCGCCGCGCAGCAGCCTTGCGTCCGAAGTTAGGTACTCGCCGTGCAGGAGCTCAAAATCGCCGGTCTTCGGCCAATCGTTGAGCATACAGTAGGTCGTGCAGCTGTTGCCCTGCTTTCTGTAGAGCTCTTCTACACCCTTACACCCGGCGGCTACCGCGCAGAGCGTCTGGAGCCCCGAGCAGTCCGTCTCCACGGGCTTTGTGATCTTGCTCACGTTCCAGTTCACGGCTCTAGCGGCTTCATATGCTGTGTTCCGGTCGGACATGTCGTAGCCGATATTCCGGTTTTTAATCGCCGCCTCGCACGTCTGGGCGGCTCTCTCGGCCTTTCTCGGGTCTTTGTAGCGCAGCAGGCCAAGCCAGTGGCCATTGTACCAGTACGAGATATTGAGCTCCCGCCCGGTCTGGTTGCCGGGCTTCTGGTTCCAGCCGCCGGTCTCGCCGAGGCTGGCCTGTCCGATTTTAACGGCCATCACTTGCCCTCCGTCGTGCCGTCGAGCACATCCTGTGTCTTCTGGGACTGCGTGCCGAAATAAAACGCTATGATGACCGCATAAATGGTCATAAAGTCCTGCGAGATCTTACCGGCTACAGACATGTACGCAAACACACCCGTCAGGACCAGTGTGACCAGAGACTTGACGCTGAGCAAATTGCCCAGCCGCTTTTTGATGTTATCCACGCCTTACGCCTCCTCTCTGAGCGCAATTGCTTCCGTGATTGCAAGGTTTGCACGAAGCATCGTATCTTCCAGATGTGTCAGCGCCAGACTGCGGTTTCTGCTGGGCGGGAGCTGCATAAGGAGCGCTTCTACCGATTCCAGCTGCGCTCGGATGTTTTCCGATAATGCCTTGTCTGCCTCGTTGAAGGTTCTTCTCTGGTACATAATTTTCTCCTTTCATTCTACCGGTTCATTTTTTTTTGTGAATACTCGTTTAAATGCCAGCAGGCCCAGCTCTGTTACCGCTGCGCCCCCGGCGTAGCCGAGCACGTCAGACAGGTCGACCGACGTACCAAGCTCCGGGTTGCTTCCGACTGCGATTAGGACAGCGATGGTTTTCAGCGCGCACGCCCAGATCAGCACCATCGTAAGGAGTCTGAGCAGATAGATGACGATGGTGCGCGCCATCTCGCCTTTGCTCCACTTGCCTTTTACCCGCATATCTGCCTCCCGTTTTATTGCGCGCTGCTATGCTCGCACTGCGCCTCCAGCTGATGCAAAAACTTTTTTACATCGCCGTTTCCGCCGAGCTTAACGTATTTCTGCCCGGCAATCAGGCGCTCGGCCATCGGCATTTCCTCGGACATGATCGTCAGCCGCAGGATTGCAAGATACTGCTCGTCCTGATGCTTTTTCATGCCGTCGAGCTTTTTGTCGATCTCGGCAAGGTGGGTATCCTGCGTCGTGGCCTTGCCGCGCTTGCGCTGGATGGCTCCAACGATGGAGCGGATGATCTCCGCCAGCGCAGACGAGCCGATCACCGCGCAGATGATGGTAATAATTCCGGTGCTCACATAGTCCTCCTTACTCGACTTTCTTCCAGGCCGTCGGGGCGACCGTCGGGGTAAACACATTTCCGTCCATGAGCGACTCATACAGTTTGTCTCCCCACCATCCCTTCTCGCCCTTTGCGAAGGCCAGTGTGGAGGTAATTACTTCGGGGATGATTCTGTATCCGCCCCGGTACTGCACGTCCTCCCAGAGCGTAGGCGCTTTGTCGGGCGTGTTCTGCGCGGTGTCCCAGAGGTCGACGGTGGCTTTTTTGATCTTGCCGTGCCAGTTGATGCGCGTGCCCGCTTTGACGAGGCTGCCGTCGCCGGTCAGCGTCCCCAGAAGCTCCGGCGCGAGGCTGACTGTTTTATCGTCCAAAGCGCTTGCCGCCTGTTCGATGTACGGGCGCATTTTTCGTGCCCTCTCCGTGTACGTCATGGTGCTGCCTCCCCCAGTAAGATTTTCGCCGCCGTCTCGGTATCTGTTAGCCGCTCACGCAGCTGCTCCGGACTTGCCGTCTCGATGTCAAAATTGTCTGTGACAAGCTTGCCAGTTTCCGTGTAGGTGTGCGGCGCGCCATCAATGTCAATTGCCTCATCGTACTCTGCGCCCGTCTCCACCTGCCGGATGAGATAGCCCGCATCCGAGTACGTTTTGTACAGCTCCACGCCGTCTGTGCGCGTTTTGTAGTGCTCTCTTACGATCATGCTCACACCCCCACAATATGGTCTGCCAACGAACTCCAGTTTGTTGCCGCTTTCCACGTATCCACAAGAGACGCAGGAACTCTGATTTCCAGCTGCGCGTGCGTCTGATCGAACGCATTGACGTTGGCCAGTGTGGGCACGGCGGTACAATGCGTAAGATCCACAAACCGCAGCGGATAGCATCGCAGGAACACCTGCGCCGGGATGCTCGCGATGTCTCCAAGGCACGTCACCCTGCGCAGCGCGCCGCAGCCCCGAAATGCGGAAGCGACAAAGGTTGTAGCATCTGCCGGAATGGTGACTTCCAGCAGAGAAGTGCAGGAAATAAAAGTACCGACTTGACCGTTGACAGCCTTGATGTGGACTCGTTCAATGGATTGTGCATAGTATGCAGCAACCATATCAAAATTTACCTGCCGGATTGCTGTATTTGCGATGTCATAATTATTACCATCTGCTTGCGTCGTCCCTTTCGGTGTTGCAATCGCGCGGAGATTAGGGCAATTATAAAATGTTTGTCGGATTGCGGAACTAAAAGCCACTGTCACGGCGCGTATACTTGTAGCTTGTTCAAACGTCCAATACGGTTCGAAAAGCACGCCAGCGGGGACAGATATACTCTTGAGCCGGACAGCGGCATAAAACGCACGCTCCGTCACTGTGGGCATTCTTTCACCGATTTCCACCTTTGCAAGCATCGAGCAGCGGCCACTATCTGTTTCGCCATTTGCAATCAGCATTCGACCATTTGAGCCACTTCCAAGGTTCATCTCCGCACCCTCTTTGACGCTCATAGTGATCACGTATGAACCGCTGGCTGCGTACACATGCCGATGCTCAATCCAAGACCAGTCGTTTATTGCTTCCGGGGGCGTTCCGTCGCCCCAGTCTACCGTCGTGCCGCTTTTTGTGCCCTGCCAGTAATTCAAGACAAAATCGTCCCACGTCTCGGTGTCCACGTCGACGTAGAGCCTTGTCTTTCCATCGTCTGTAATATACAGCGCGCCGATATCGAGCTCACGGCCTGCGTCCTTGATGTCTTGGAGCGTCCAGTTCCAGCCCTGACAGACCAAGCCGTCATGGCTCGGAAGGGGCGGAAGCTCGGTCTTTGTGGCCAGCTCGGCGAGTGTCCAACTGTAAAGCAGCGTCCCGTCGTAGTCCCAGAAATTGATGTCCGACTCCTCGGGCGGGGTGGTATCTAACGTGCCGGTGATCTTCGCGCCCGAAGCGTCGTGCGCCGTCACGCCGGATTTGAGCGCCGCGGGGGTGACGGTATCGTCCGCCGTATCCACAAAGCGCGCCGTGCCGCCGCCCGTCTTCGGGACGTCCAGTGCCGGGACATCCGGGTACGACGCGCCAGCGATTGTTACGTTCTGTCCCATCGTGCCCTCCTTACTGGATCGTCAGCACTTTGGTCAGCTCGTCCTGCGTGATCGATGGAAATTTTGCCCGCCCGGTCTTCCGGGTCAGACTGTTGGAGAAAAAGGTGATGCCGGTCGGCACATTGTCCTCCGTCGCGGTTGCGGACACGTCCACGGCGGCCACACGCACCTTTTTAAGCAGCTTCCCGCTGGAAGGAGTCACGTCCTGCGCGGCCGTGGATGGAGTGGCCTGCTTCTCTTCGACCTGCACATACTTTTTGATCTCCGCACCGTTTTTGTCGCCGGAGACATATCCGGCGGAAACCGCCGCCGATGGCGTGACCGTAATCTCATAGTCCGTCTGCGTGTCGCCGAGCACCGTACCCGCAACCGCCGCGCCGGGGGTGACCGTGCCGTCGCCGACGCTCTTGGTCACCGGGTCGTCGTAGATGCCCGCCGGGATGGTGACGTTTTTACCGTTGACGCTTACGTCGTCCACGCCCTTCTCCGGGACGGAGCCCGTGACCTCGCTGCCGTCTGCCCATGCCTTTTTCCCGGCTCGGATGTCGCTGGCCGCCGCGTCGCCGCTTCCCGTGTCCACAAATTTTGCCGTGCCGGAGCCGTCTGCAAGTGGGATTTCCACATTCGGGACGCTCTCATACGTCACGTCTCTGATTTTTACATTTTTCGCCATAGTGCACTCCTTACGTTATTATGATTCCGCCGCCGTTGTAGGTGATCCGCCCATAGTTCTTCGGGATGGGCGCGACGACAATATCTCTAGCCAGCATCCGGTTTGCTGTCGGAAGCGTCTGCAATCCCTCCGACGGGGTGATCTCGTAATTTCCCTCGTAGGCTTCGCCGCCGCCCGCTGCGACCCGGACATTGTCGACCGCGAAGTCGACGGCCGGCTTTTTGACGACGTCAAAAGTAATCGCCATCACAGCACCTCCTTGCTGGTGGAGGTCTGGACGCTGATCATGCCCGTCGGCAGGCCGATGACGACCGGCTGCGCGCTGCCGGTAAACTTCACGCGCACCTGCCCGGAGAGCAGGCGCGTTTTAAAGCCGAAAGTCTCCTCCTGGCTCAAGGGGAAGAGGAAAAGGCCGTCTTTGTCCACGGTCACCTCGCCTGGGTAGACCTTGCGCAGACCACCCACGACAAATTCAATCAGCTCGATCTTGCTCAAGTCGAGCGGCTCGCCGTCCTGCGTCCCGCGAAATTCGATGGCGTACTGGTCGCCCTGCATAATGGTAAGGCTCATATTCTCACCTCACTTTGGATTTCCCACGACGTACTCGACGACGTAGGTGCCGCTCATGCGGCAGATTTTCACGCGGTCACCCGCCTTAAATGTAACGTTGGTATTGCATTTGTAATGCTTTGCTGTGGCGGCGGTCTGGCCGTCGAAAATCAGGCTCAAGCCGTCCGTGTATTTCGCGCCGACGGTGGCAAGCTCTGCCGCAGCCGGTTCCGTGTTTTGCTGCCCGCTCATGCAATCACCGTCCTTTTTGCGGTATGGGTCATGAGCTCGCCGGGGCTTAATCTCAGCTGCCAGCCGGTCTCCTCGTAGATGCCGCCGAACTCCGGCGCGTCGATGCTCAGAACGTCGCCCACGCCGTGCCCACCCTCCGGAAGGCCGTAGAACGTGATCGTCCGGGTACCGAGCTGGGACTGGAAACAAAGATCGTCCACATACGCTTGCAGCGCCTCCTGCGAGGCGATATTGTCCACTTTGACCACCTGCGTGATGCGTTGGCCGCGCTTAAAAATGGAGATGGAGCTCGACGGGCTGTTATTCTCGGCTCTGGCCACCAAGGGAGCCTCCAAGTCCGGGTTGCTGCAAATGGCGACAAAGACATTCGGCGCGTCAAAGATGTCCTGCTCCTGCGACATATCACGCGAGACGGGAGCCAGCAGCCGGATATCCGTGCTCGAGTAGCGCCAGCGGATATTTGCCGCATTTGGTGTTGCCTTTGGCTCCAGGTGCCCGATGCCGCTGCCGTCGAACCACACGGGCTTGTAGTTGATCTCGCCCAGCAGCTGGTTGCAGATCGTGAGATAGTCCGTGCCCTCCTGCCAGTCCTCGCGGTCGGTCTGCAAGGTCTCGCTCGTGGGGGTGGCGATCACGAGACCGATGCCGGCCTGCGTCATGAGCTGCTGCACCGCCGTCAGATAGTTCGTGCCGGCGGCAAGATGCAGGATACCTTCCGTCTTGATCGTCTGGATCATCCAGCTGCGGTCGTACGCGTCCAGCCGGAGGAAGTGCCCCTGCGCGTTGATGGTGTCGGAGTACGTCGTGATACGGTACACGCCCAAGGGGTACTCTTGCCCGTCAAGCTCCAGCACAGGCTGGAGCTCGTCGGAAAGATACTCGATATCGGGGTTGTGCATAAATGTTCCGCCGAGGCTTCCCATGATGCTACCTGTCGCATCGACGAGCACGTCGGGCGCGGAATCTTTGAGCCATCTCAGCTCCGAGAACTTCGCGCCGCGCCGCAGCACGTCCACGCGGTAAGATACCTTGTGCGTCATAGCGTCACCTCGTCGTCATAGTCGATTTGCTCGACTGTGAAATTAAAGACGTTCAAAAAACCGTCGTGCTGCTTCGGCAGGCTCGTGATGTAGCCGATGACCATGTCGCCCTGCGGCGTTTTGGCGCAGACAAGCTTTCCCACAAGCCCCATGAGCTTTCGCACCTGCTCGTCATCAAGCAGCGCCGCCGTGATGCTGAGCGAATCTGTTCCGGAGTCGACCTCGACCGCGACGGGATAAAACGCGCCGGAGAGCTGCAAAAGCTCGACCTGCCTGGAAAGTGTCCGCGTGGTCTGCCGGTGCTGGCTGTCCGAGTATGGGAGTCTCAAGGTCTGGCCAGTGTCCAAGTCTGACACCTGATGCACCTCCGCGCGAACATCGACCGTGACTGCGCTGGATAAGCCGTAGTTGCTCGAATCTGCGTAGCAGCCGCGCACCTGGTACGTTGTGCTGCCGGAGGACAGTTCGTCGGTGTACTGCGTCTGGGTGAGCTTTACGATTGGCTTTTCGTTTCGGTACACAAGATAAAAGTCATAGCTGCCGGAGGTCTGCCAACTGAGATCCGCGACGCTTGACGCCTGCACGGTCAGCGTGATGCTTGCGCCCGGCGTGTTGGTGACAGGCAGCGCCGCTGTGCCCCAGTCGGACCACATGCCATATTGATTTTGCACGCGCACGCGCACCGTGTGACTGCCGTCCGCAAGATACGCCGGGCTTATCCACGTTTTGTCCGTGCCGTAGTGCGTGCCGCCCGAGAGTTTGCCGTCCAGCTCCACCTGATACGCTTCCTGCTCAGAGGTCTGCCAGCTGATGGACGGGCGCGGACCCGTGCTCTTGATCTGGATGCTTGGAGCCGTCGGCGCGGCAATCACGACGATCTGTGCCGCATCGCTCCATTCGCCGGGGATACCGTCTGCGTTGTAGGTGCGCACACGCCAGTATTTGATGCTGGATGTGAGCGTCCCGGCAGGGCACGTCCACTGCCGCGCAGCGCCGGTCACGGTAGCCAGCGTCGTCCATGTGCTGCCGTCGGGGCTTTTTTGCAGGTCTGCCTTGCTCTGCGCCGTTCCGGTGGAGATCGAGTGCTGCCACTGGAACAGCACGTCCTTCGAGCCGTCGATCACCGTATCGACCGGGCTTAAAGGCGCGGCGGTCGGCGTTGCGTCGGCTGTCGAGAGCGTCACCCAGTCGGATGTTGTGACCACACCGCTGTTTGCCGTGACAGCTACCTGCCACTGAATGCTCGTCGTGCCAGTGAAGGTGTTGGCGGGTACCGTGACGCTTTGTGCGCTGCCGGAGACGGAGATCGTGTGGATCGTGCCGCTCGTCCCGGAGCGCCAGCGGAAGATGGCGGATGCCTGCTTGAGTTCTGCAATGCATTTTTGAGCGGCTTCTACACCCCATGTGAAGGTGTTTGGTTCGGATTTGATGATCGACCCGGAGGATGGCGTCACTTCTGAGATTTTGAGACCACAAGTTACCGTATCGTCAACAGAGACCGGGATATACGGTCTATTTGTTGATTTTGTCACGATTGAAACCCATTCTGTGGTTATGGACAGACTCATATACAGTCCATTTCTAGCGGCGTCTATAATCGGCAGACCATACCCGGATTCGCAGGCTTTCGGAAGGGCAGAAGCATCGCTGACCTCTACGTCGACGTCGGAGACATGCCGATCTTGCTTCGTTGCATAAGTGACTGTTAGCGGATCAAAGCTATGCTCAAGACCGCCAATGCGCGTCCGAATAGTGCCCGAGTCGCTGGCGGCGGTGAGATAGATTGTAATTTTCGACCAATCATCTACAAGCTTTTTGTACTGTGTGCCATCGCTCGGTGACTGAAATTGCATGTACAGCAAGTCGCCATTGTTAATCTTGGCAGGGGATGTCGTGTGATCGTTTGTGTTTTGCGCGTCCTTCTTGAGGATTGCGAACGCCGAACAATATAAGTTGAAACTGGTTGCCACCTCACGTCACCCCCATTCTGGCCACTCGTCTCTGGTTTTTCATGCGGCGGATAAAGTCGTCGATCTCGCGGATTTCATTCGCCTGCACGATAAAGTTGTAGGTATCGCCGCCGGAGAGGCTGCGGCCCTCCTGGTTGGTCCCGATGCGCGAGCCCTGCGGCAGCCAGACAGGCTCGGGGCCGTTCTCACCGACCCACGTCACGCCGCCGATAAAATTGTCCGTGCCGGCTGCGTTCTGGTGCCACTTGCCGTCGGCTCCCATGTAGCCGCCCGTGCCCGTGTAGCCGACGCCGGAAACGTAGCTCGAGCCGCTGGACAGTGCGCCCTTGTATTGCAGCTGCTGCATATTACTCAGCTGGCCGCTAGACATGTTAAGGCCCAGCGCAGTCTTGATCTTGTCGCCGTTGAGCGTCAGCAGGCCGACAAGCAGATTTGTCGTGTCCGCGATCAAGGCCATCGTCGTTGCAACCGGCTTGAGCGCTGCGTCGAGCGCCGGAAGCACAGCGACGGTCAGGTCGCCCAGCGGCTCCAAGATCTGCGTGGCAGAGCTCAGGATGCTGCCGAATTTGTCCACAACGCCAGACTCCACAAAAGCCTTGCCGATTTTTTGGATAAAATCTGCCGTGTCGCCCAGCGCCTCGGTCATATACGGCGCGTACTCGGCGGAGATCTGCTTCGTGACGGCTTCCTGTGTCTTGAGGAGTTTCTGCTGCGCAGCGTCCGTTGCTGCGAGCGCTTCGACGGCCTCATTATCCAGCACGTAGCCCATCTCATGCGCTTCGTCGGTGTACTTTTTGAGTCCTTCGCTGCCCACCTCAATCAGAGGGTTCAGCTCCTGCGCCGACTCGGACATCAGGTCCATTGCCAGCGCGTCGCGCTGCGCCTGGTTGTGCATGTTTCCGAGCGAGTCAATGACGTCATAAAAAACAGAATCTGCGCTGCGGAGGCTCCCGTCTGTGTTCTCGATCTCGACGCCCAGTGTCTTAAAGGCTCCCGCCGTGTCCTCCGAGCCGTTCTGCGCCTCCTGCATCTTGTTCGTGATCTCCTTGAGGGAGTCCTTCACGCGGTCATAGGTGACGCCGAGCATGTCGGAGGCATACTGCCATTCCTGTACTTCCTCCACGCTCTGGCCGGTCACGCTGGCAAGCGTCTTTACCTCTTTCGCGTACTCGGCGGACTCCTTAGTGATGCTCATCAGCTGCTTTTCGACCTTGACGACTGCCGCAACCAGGGCAGCAAAACCACCGACTGCCGCAGCTGTCCCGGCGTTGATTCCGTTCAGGGAGTTCAGCGCCTTCGTCGCGCCCTCGGGCAGGTTGATACCCAACTTATCCGCCGCGCCGCCGATCGCGTCGCCAAGGCCGACGGCCTCGCCCTTGCTGCCCGCAAAGGATTCCTTGAGGTTGGCAAAAACGCCCTTCGCGCCCGTACCTTCCTCTTTCGCCTTTGTGATGGAGTCCTTGATCTTCTCCATCGCCTGCTGGAACTTCGAGCCGCTCGCGCCGGCTTTCTCAAGCGCGTCGTTGTTCTCCTCCAGCTCGGCGTTCATCTTGTTCAGCTCGGCTTCGGCGTTGTTGAGGCTCGCCTGCCACGCCATGGTGCGCTTATCTGCCACACCGTATTTCTCGGCTGACGTCTGCAATGCCGCTTTCAGCGTCTCGATCTTTTCCGTCTGCGAGTAGATCTTCCGCTCAAGGACGTCGTTGACCTTCGTCAGCGCCTCAACGCTGTCGGCGTTTTTTGCGTATTCGCTCTCGACTTTACGCATCTCGGAGTTGAGAACCCGCATGCCGTCGCCGATCTGCGAGATCGCGGCTTTGTATTCCTTTTCGCCGGAAAGCGAAAACTTTGTGTTGATGTTCGGCATGCTACTTTCCTCCGCTCAAGTATTCTGCCAGCGACAACGGCTCCTGCGGTTCCTTCGGCTCGCTATCTGGTCGTGCCAGTGTCGCAAGCAGCCGTCGCGGCGTCATGGTCTTCCAGAAAAGCCGCTCCGGCATGCGCAGCTGGTAAAGCCAGATTGCCAAAAAGCCGGGAAAATCAAAGCCGCCGTGCTGCTCTGATTCTCCCGGCTCTGTCAGTTTTTTGGCTGGTTCCCGCCGCTGTCCTGCTTCGGCTTCTCGGCGTCCTCCCGCTCCGGCATTGCTGCCATAATCAGTTTTGTGATGAGCTGTGCCGCGTCCGTTGTCTGCGTCATTGTCAGCTTGCGCCCCAGCTCCCGCGCGGTCACGCGCAGCAGCTTTCCGTCCTCTCCGCGCAGGTCCTGCGTTTCCGCCGCGTCATTGAGCATCGCCGCCAGAAACCGCAGCGTCGACTTGAGGCTTGTCACGCTCCGAAGCGCCCGCATCAGATCGCCGTCGTATTCTTCCTGCACATCTGCGAGCACATTCATGTTGCAGGTCAGGTTATAGATCCGGCCTGCATACTCATATTCCGTCGTTTTTACTCGCACGTCTTCCATCAGGTCTCACCCAGCTTTCCCTTGATCCAGGTGACGGCCTCCGCCGCGCTGTCGACGGTCTCGGTTTCCAGCAGCAGCTCGTTTTCCGAGTCGTCTGCCAGAAATTCGCCAGTCGTGGTCGGCGTGTTAAACTGGATGTTCTCGCCCTTTGTCTGGTACGCCATCGACGGCGGGCCAAACAGTGCTTTCGGCACCCATACGCAGGTGTATTTCGTCACGCCGTCTACCTTGTCCGGCGCGTAAAATCCGACGCCCACGTAGTTTGCCACGTCCTTGGCGGAAAACTTGATATTTTCCTTGCTCGTGTCCGTCGTGCAGCCATATAGCATCGCCTGCGCGGCCTTTTTGATGTACTTGACTGCCAGCGAGATGGTGCCGCCGGTTGCAAGTTTGATGTACTCCGCCAGCTTCGACTCTGCATATAACCTGCCCTCGGCAAACCGCAGGTCGAGCTGCGCGCTCATGGCATCGCCGACGTCCGTCGGATTTTCGTAAGATACAGTCCCGGACGTGTTTTTATACTTGCCTGCCCGGATACCGCGTAAATCAAAACTCGGCATTTATAATAAGCCCCTTTCTTTCAGCTTTTCCGTTAGGAGCTTCTCCAGCTCCTCATTTACCTTTTTTTGTGCTGCCCGGACGCCTTTCGTCCAAAAATAGGTCCCCGTGATTCGCCCGTACTTTTCGCTGCGGCCGTAATTTAAGACAAAAAGCACGGTAGCCCTTCGCTCCCCGTGCTCGTTTTTGCCTGTTGCCGTGATGGAGATATACGGATCTCCGGATTTGTCGCGCTTGATCGTTTTGGAGTATTTGACGCTTTTTGCGTAGTGCTCCGTCCGAAACCCGCTCGTCTGCACTGCCTTTTGCAGCTCCTCGACGATGATGTCCCCGGCCGCGTATAAGATCTCCTGCTGCATCTTATCGTCAAAGACGTCCGCCTTTTGGAGCGTCGCCAGCAGTTCCTCTGCGCCAGTGATTGAGATGTTAGCCATACTCGGCTCCCTCCGTCTCGGCGACGAGCGCGATCTGCGTGCGCCCGGTCTCCTTGTCGTAGCTCTCCATGTCGACGGTCACAATATAGCCAGCGCGTTCCATCGCCGCTTTCGTCCGCCGCAAGAGATCTGCTGCAAAGCCCTCGGCAAAGATGGAGACGGCATACGCTGCGCCGGTTTCCGCCTCTCGCCCCTCGGCGTATATTTGCCCGGATTGCCCGAGCAGCTGATACGTGATGTACGTTTCCTCCGCGCCCTTGTATGGAGGGTGGCAGACTGGGACCCCCAGATCCGCCAGCGCGTCGTAGATCGTCATGCGCCGTCCCTCCGTTTGCAGGTCAGCTCGATCTCCTCCGTCTCGGCTCCATAGCTGCGGACAACGTCAAAAACGTCCGAGCCGCAGACGAGTTGCTGCTCGCCGCCGTACTCCGCGCTGTGCAGGCGGAAGATCGCGTCTGTCTGCTTGCCCGCCTGCGCCGCCTGGTAGTATTCCGCGCGGTTGACAGATTTTCGCGCCGCCCAGACGGTCGTTTCGCGCTCGAGCTTTTCGCGCGTCTTCCCGCTCACGATAGGGTAGGAGAGTAGGCGCAGCGTGATCTGCGTGTCAAAGATCATCGCCTGCACCTCCCATCTGCCGGTAATCGTCAGACAGCCCCATCGCGTCGCGGATCTCCTCAAAGCACGTTTTCCATTCCTCGCCGCGTCCGCAAAAATCATGCTGCCAGCGGACGTAGGACCGGACCGCATCTTTGACCAAAGGGTCTTCGTCCGCGCCCTCCGCGCCTGCAAGATGCAGGCGCAGAAGGCACGCGTCAATCTCGTCGGAGATCTCGCTGTCAAGCGCTGTCGTACTCAGCCGCAGGGCGGTTTTTGCAACGTCCAGTAATGCCATTGTTTATCCCTCCCTGTTGGCTCTTGTGTTTAGCCCGCCTTTTTCTTGGTCAGCGTAACGAGGCTGTTTTTGTCGACCACCTTGCCGTCGACGAGCGCCAGCGCAACGGTCACTTCGTCGTCGGTTGCGTTATCGGTGTACTTTCGGAACGTCATGCCGAGATTCTCATTCCAGAGGTAATCCTTGAAATTGAAAATAAAGGCGAAGATTGTATCCGCAGTCACGCTCGCTGCGAAGGACGGCAGATAGTCGCCGACGAGGACGACCTCGCGCCCGAAGAGCGAGTAGACCGGCTTTCCGCTCATGCCGTAATTGACGCGAGCTACGGGCTGCTTCTTGTCGTCGACCATGCCGACAATCTGCTCGAAGAAGGTCTTCTTCGTCATACACCACACCGCGTCGGTGTCGTATGCCTGCGGGAGTGCTGCCTCCGCCTTGACAAGGTCAGTGTAGGCGATAGCCGTAGTCGCTGCCGCAATGTCGATGTTCTGACCAGTCACGACGGTCTCCTTGATGATGCCTTTCGGCTGACCGGAGCCGGAGCCGCTGATGATTGCCTGCTCCTCCGCTTTTACCATCGCCTCTGCGACGTTTGCCACAAACTGCGATTCAAACATCGGATATGTCACGATGGACACTTCCAGCGACATGGAGATCGCGCAGCGCAGTTTGTGATAGGCAAACGTGATGGAGCCGAGCGCCTTTTTCTGCCTGTCAGAGCCTGCTCCTTCACTAACCCACGATGCGGTCGGCTTCGCCGAGCTGGTCGGTACCGTCACGCCTCCCTTGTAGGACGTGTGCGTCACGCGCGGCAGAATCATTCCTGTCGACTCGATCTTTTCGTAGATCTTCTGGAGCGTGGTCGTCGGAATCGCCGCGCCGACGTCGGATGTCTTCGTGTTTGCGTCTGCGTTGGTCAGCTCTGCCGGGATTCTCTTTCCGGTGAGGACATAGTTCATAAAGGCGCGCTTGTACTCGTCAGTGTCGTACTGGTCAAGCACGTCCTGCGGCTTCGCTGTGCCGGTCAGGTTGACGGTCTGCTGTGCTGCCGCCGGGTCTTGCGCTCTTGCGCCCGCGAGCGCGTTGAGGTTCGCCTGAATCTTTGCCTCTTCCTCAAACTTGGCGTCGAGTTCTTCGACTTCCTTCATTTTTGCCTGCGCCTCGGCAGTCTTGCTTTCGTCCAGCAGCTTCTGCGCCTCGTCCATCAGCTGCTTGCGCTTGGTGTTGTAAAGTTCTTTCGTCATTTTAGTTCTCCTTTAAGTTTTAAAAATTTCAGTTTTGCTTCTACCTGCGCCCGCTCGGGCATAAAAAAACCAGTCTCTTTTGCCTGGCTTTTCATGAAATTCTCTGCGCGCCGCAGCGCGTCCTCGCTGAGTATGCCGGAGTAAAAGTCTGCCGCCAGCGGCTTCTGGCCGGTATCCGGCTGCATGACGCGGTCGACGAGGCCGAGCTCGACGGCCCGATTTGCCGTGACCCACGTCTCGGCGTCCATCATGGCGGCGATCTCCTGCTCTGTCTTTCCGGTCTTGGCGACGTAGGCCGAGATAATGGCGTGGTTAGCTTCGCGCAGGACGCCCGCGGTGTGCTCCATCTGGCGGTAGTCGCCGTCTGCGCTGGACTGGACGTTGTGGATCATCATCATGCCGGTCGGCGTCATTTCCGACTCGCCCGCCATGGCGATGATGGACGCGGCCGAGGCCGCAAGTCCGACGATGCGGATGTGGACGCCGCCCGCGTAGTTGCGCAGGGCGGTATAGATCTCGCTCGCGGCGAAGATCTCGCCGCCGCCGGAATTGATCTCGACTTCTGCCCGCTCGCCGTTTCCGGATGCAAGCGCGTCGGCTACGGATTTAGGGCTCGTCGCCTCCATGCCGTACCACTGATAAAAGCGGTGCTGGTTACTGGACACGATGGGCCCGCGAATGCTGATTTTCATGTGGTTTCATCTCCCTTCTGGTTGGTATTCTGATTGACTGGCTGCGTATCGAGCCGCCGAATTGGCTTGTCGCCGCCGTCGACCGGCGCGAGGTTAAAGGCGCGGCGCCATTCGTTCGGCGTCAGCGCGCCGCGGTCGACCATTTGCAGCAGATTGAGCTTTGTTGTTGTCGACGCAAAATCCCACGCCGACGCCTCAAAAACGATGCGGTTTCCGCAGCCGCGCTCGCGCCTTGAAAATAGTTTGCGGGTGTACTCACCACTCAGCTGTTTCAGGACCGGCTCAATCTCGGCATCAAAATAGGCATTCTGCTCATTTTCGTTGGCAATCGACGTGACAATCTGCTGGTTGGTGTTAAACAGGGCATAAATGCGTTGCGTGGTCTTGTCCATCTGCTGCGCGTTTGGCACATAATCCTTCGGGTCAATCTGCTTTGCCTCTGCCTTTGCGTCGACTGCCGCAACTCCTGTTCCGTTCGACACGTTTAGAAAGCTATCTGCAAAGTCTTGCGCCCGCTGCTTGATATCCTCCGAGCGCATCGACGAGGCGAACATCAGCAGCCACCGCACGACGGCGCTGTTCCGGATTGCCTTGACGATGCCCTGATCCGTCGTTGTGACAATTTCCATCAGCGGCACGATTGCCGGCGCGATGGGGTCTCCGAAGATGTCGTTTTCGTAAAAATCCCCACGCAGGTGGATCACGTCGTCGTAGGCGAACGTCAGGACGTTCCCGTTTTGCATGTAAAATTTCAGATACAGGTTCCCGCTAGCGTCGTAGACGGCGTCCGCCTGCATCGCCGCGACCGGGAAGATGGCGTTCGGAAATCCGTTTTCGTCGCGCATGATAACGGCAAAAGCGTTGTTGTTGAGAATCAGCTGCGCAGCAAGCTTTTCCTGCAGCATCTGCCCCGTCATGTACTGGTTCGGCTCTTCGAGCAAAAACCGGATGTACGGTTCTGGGTTGACCGCGATCTTCCGCGCGTCTGCGGTGATCGTCTCCCGGATGTGCTTTGCCGTCAGCTTTCCGATTGCCTTGATCTTCGGGCGGATGCAAGCGCGGACAATGTCCGACTGATACATTTTGCCGTTGTAGCTGTAAAAGCCGTTTCCGCGCTCCTGCACCATCTGGACGGTCGAGACACGCTTTGTCGTTGTGATGTTTTCGAGGAGGTTTTTAAAAAATCCCATGTTGTCACTCCTAGAGCATACTTGTGTATTCCGCCTGCTTTTGATCGTAGATCGCGTAGGCGTCGAGCAGAGCCGCCGTGCCGTCTATGCGGCGTGTTGACTTGCTCGTTTTGTGCGGCTGGATATTGCCGTTTTTGTCCTCGTCGTAAGCGGTGTTTGCAAGGCACCACTTGTCAACTGGATTGTTGTTGTACACAATCCGCTTGGACTCCAGATCATTTCCGCAGCGCTTCATTGGCTCGGACAGAGTCTTCACGCCCTGGTGCACCGGTATCATCGCTTCGGCTCCAAAGTAGTCTGCCATGCTGTCTGTCCAGTAGGACGCAGACCATGCATCATAGCCGACGAATGGTATAAAAATATCGAGGTCTTCCTGCACCTCGATAAACCATGTTTTTACGTCCTCATAGCGGATCTTGTTTCCCTCTGATAGCCGGACCAATCCGCGCTCATGCCACTTGTCATACGGTATCTTGTCCTCGTTCACGCGCTTTTCCAAAAGCTCCTGCGGCAGCCAGTACATGGAGAGGACAAACAGGATGTCCGGTAACTCCGGCACCTGAAACAGAACCTTCCCCGCCGTCAGGTCCGTCGTCTTGGATAGGTCCGCGCCGCCGATGCCATAACGCGGGTAGGATAGGATTCGCTCCTGCGTCTGCCCGTCGGTCATGTGGTGTGTCCAGATCATACGGCGGTTGTCTTTGTCCAACTGGAAGGTGTCGCGGTTGTCCAGCTGTTCAAAGTTGAGCCACGCCTCGGAAGATGTTTCGCGTATGTTGAAATCCTTGCAGACGAGATTCCGGACGAGCGCCGGATTTTTCTTTGCCCGCTCGACGCGCTCCTTGAGCGCCGTGTAGCTCTTGATCGTTCCGAGACCCGGGTTTGCTTTCTTCCAGCAAGCTTCATCTGTCCACTCGCTGCGCTTGTCAAGCTCATAGATAAACGCAATCCGGCGCGGGTCGTGGTACCCGTCCGGATCTTCATAGCCGTTGATAATGCGCTCGGCTTCTTCATACTTTTCGTCGTAGATGTCCTCGCGGATAACCCCCGCAGTGGACGTGATAAAACGCAGCGGCTGCGCGCGCGCCTGATCGCCATCGGCAATGATGTCGTACAGTGGGCGACCGTTTTTCCACTGGTGGATCTCGTCCATCATCGCGCCGTGGATGTTCAAGCCGTCAAGCGTGTCGCTGTCAGACGATAGCGGCTTAAATACGCCGTCGTTATAATCGCTGTCTATCTCTCCGACCAGGCAGCGCGTCCGTTTGCGCAGCGCCGGCGACTTCTGTACCATTCGCTTTGCTTCTTGCCAGATGATCTTTGCCTGATCGCGTTTTGTGGCTACCGCGTAGACCTCCGGTCCTGCCTCCCCGTCCGCCATTTGCAGATATAGCCCTACGCCGGACGCGAGCAGCGACTTGCCGTTTTTCTTTCCGACAATCAGGACCGCCTCGTGATATTGCCGGTTGCCCTCAATGTCGACAAAGCCAAAGATCGTCGCCAGCAGCGCCTTTTCCCAAAGCTCTAATTTGACAAGCTGCCCGCCCGCTTTGCCTTTGGAGTGGTGGCAGTAGTTCTCAAAAAACTCAAGCACATGGTTGGCACGTTTCGGCGAGTAGTAAAACTCAGATTCTGTAGCTTCGAGCTGTTCTACAACGTGCCGGTATGTTTTCTGCACTTTCAGGCTGACGGTTTCCCGCCCATCCTGTATAGCCTGCCAATACTCGAGTATCGGATTGTACGTTTCCGGATATCGTGTGAGCTTCACGCTTCATCACGCTCCCGGACGAAACTTCCAAATCCGTCGTCTTCCTGCCGCGGCGCGGTGTCCGGCTTCGGCAGGAGCGTCGTGAGCTGCTTGATGATTTTCTGGTAGTTCGCGTTGGTGGAGTTGTACGCCTGACCAATGGGGCGCGCCCGGTCATACGGTTCCAGCCGTTCCGATTGCCGGAACGGTTCCGTCCATCCGTTTTCCCGCAGGTCCTCCGCCATGTCCTCACACTCGACGCGCATAAAAGCTGCCTGGTCAATCAGCCCCGCGACAGTTCCCGCTGCTTCTTTCGGCAGCGTTTTGTAAATCCGCTTGAGTCGCGCTTTCTCTGCGCGGATACGCTGTTCTTTCGTCTTTTCCTGCTTATTCGCCACAAAAAGCGCCTCCTTTTCGCGTGATTTTTGCGCGCTCTCCGCGCGTGCGCGTGTATTACATATCGCCGCGCTTTTGGAGGGGGGGCTCGCGAACGACCTGCGTATTTTTCCGAGGGAGGGGCTGCGGTGATTCCGCTTCCGGCTCAGTCTCGCGCGACGGGGGGATCGGGTCACCGTTGGCGTCGAAAAATATTTTTTGCGTCAGCGATTTTGTAACGCCGTGACCGTCAAACTTGTCGTGGCAATCCTTGCAGACATACTCAAGGTTTGCGTATGACAGGCTGACCTCCGGGTCCGTGATGTTGTCCTGTGTGAGCGCCTGTTTGTGGTGGACGATGTATCCCGGCTTGTCTTTGCACTCCTCACAAAGCCCGCCGTCAATTGTCCTGCGGAACTTGATATATCCGGCGCGGCATTTCTTCCAGCGCGTGGATGCATAAAAGCCTGCTGCCCATGGCTGCATGTATTTCCCTCCGATTCTCCACGCTACAACTCTAGCACATTTTTTTGGCTGAGTTAGCTACATTTCGCATAGCCGATGTTCCGTGCTACTTCGTAGACAAACCTGTTGTGCATGCGTTTTGCCGTCGATGTGCTGATGTATAATTTCCGCCCGACCTCGTCGAAGCGTAGATGTTCGCCCCATGAATGCGCGCCGACAACAGCGAGCACCATGTCTCCGTCCCTCCACGTCCGCGCTGTGTTGATGGCTCGGCTCACCGCCTCATAGTCCCGGTACTCCTGAGAGGACAGGACGCGCACGGCGATGTCCTCAACGGCGCGACCGGAAGAGCGCCCGCCTGGCTGCGAAGAATAGCCCGGCGTTGTCTTTTGACGGCTCATGTCCCGAACCTGTTGGTCCAGTTTCGGGAATGCTCCGATGGTGCGGCAGACATTCCCGTACCACCAGTAACGAGGTTTTGACACTTGCTCAACTCCTTCCGTGTTTCGTTCTAAAACCCTACACATTTACAAGGGCTAAATTAAGCGGCTCCCGGTCGCTTGCGTACTTCTTTTTTTGGGTCCCATACATATTTAAAATATAGGAATCCATATTGTGTGGCTCTCGCCTCGACGAGAATGTACCCGCGCGGCGCAACCGGCGGGCGCTGCGGGCTGTACTCCCGCACTGCCTCGGTTGCCGGTTCCGGTTCTGGGCGGACGCAGTTCCGGCTTGCTTTCCAGCGATGCCCTCCGAACTCCTTGTGCCAGTGCCCGTGCAGGTAATTCGCCAGCGCTGTGTAATCCTGCCCATGGTCAACCTTGTCACCGTTCTGGTTTACATAATAGTTGTGCTTTCTCAGCGGTTTGCAGTCAATCACGCTGCCGAGTCCCCATAGCCTTCCGATCTCATCGACTGGAATTCCGTCTGTGATCATGTGCAGGTGAAACCGGTTTGTCGACTTGCCACGCCCGTATACAATCACAAGCTTTCCCTCTGGATAGCGGTAGAGCAGTCGCCGATAATAATTATCCCGGATTCTGCGCATCTCCTGCGCGGTATGTACCTCATTGTCTGCATCTAGCGTGAGGGTAGAGTAAAAGCTCGTCGGTCCGAAGTTTGCATTGACGAGCGCGGCAAACTTCGCCGCGGAGATCTTTTGATTAAATTCTTCGCGTTCCGACTCCGTCTGAAAGCGCGGCTTTTTCGGCTTGCTGGTCCTCAAGCCCGCGCCGCTCGATACTGTATATACGATCTGCTCGCAGACGCAGCCGGAAAACTTCCGGCGCTTGTGTCGCTTTACCATAACTCCTCCTGCCTCGGTTTATTTCCCGAGGCTCGCAATGATGCCCTTTTCACGTTCAGACAGCTTCCAGACGTGCGCGGCGGCTTTCTCGGCTGCGGCTTTCTCGGCTGCGGCTTTCTCGGCTGCGGCTTTCTCGGC